GGATCAGCCCGTTGATCACGTTGCCGATCACCCAGTTGGTCGGGCCTTTGACGGCGTTGCCGATGGCCTGCCAGGCGTCCTTGATCCCGCTCACGGCCGTGGTGAAGGCGTCCGGCAGAGTCTTGGTAAAGAAGTTGGCCAGGGGCGAGACGATGTTGTCGTGGATGAAGTGCCAGGCACCGAGGCCGATGTTCTTGATGTCGTCCCAGGCTTGCTTCCAGTGGTCGCGGACGAACTCCACCGTCTTGCGGATCAGGGTCAGGCCGGGCACGAGCCACTGGCCCCACCCGTGGGTCAGGAAGTTCCAGGCGTCCTCGGCCCAGTTCTTGATGTCGTCCCAGACCCGGTGCCAGTGGGTGGCCAGGTAGCCGATCACGATGATCAGCGCCGCGATAGCCACCCCGATCGGGGATATGGCCAGCGCCACGGCGATCAGGATCGGGACCAGCAGGTGCGACTGCGCCAGCAGGGTGATCAGCCAGCCGATGAACCGGGCGAGCAGTACCAGCAGCGGGGCTACCGCGTCAATGATCAGCACCAGGGAGGTGGCGAGCCCGGCCGCGAACAGGTTGGCCAGCACAGTGATCACCGGGAGTAGCTGCTGGATGATCTTGACCAGCGGTGGCAGCAGCGCCTCAACGATCTTGATCAGCGGCGGGATCAGCGCCCCGAACGCCCGGACGGCGATCATGACCACATCGGAAGCCAGGGTGCCGATCAGCTTGATGATCGTCGGCAGGACAGGTGCCAGCCCCTTGACCAGGGCGTTCACCAGCTTGGCGGTAGGGGCCAGGATCGACTCAAAGACGGAGCCGAGTGTTCCCCAGATGCCGGAGGACTCCATCACGTTGACAAGCTGGGAGAACACCTTGGCCAAGATGGTGATGCTCGGGGTCAGGGTCACGACCGTCTTGGCTACGGCGATCAGCGCCGAACCAAGATCGTTAAGAACCGCCTTGGCCAGCCCGCCGAGCGCCTTGCCGATGATCAGCAGGGCGGGCTCTATGAGTTCCAGCGCCTTGCCGAAGGCGATGATCACCGGGCCGAGCGCCTGGGCGAAGATGACCGCCAGCTTGCCGATGACGGGCAGCAGGGAGCCGATCAGCCGCAGCAGCGCATCCAGGATCTTCATCGACGGGCCTACGGCCGGGGCCATGACGGCGAACATCTTGCCCAGATCGGCACCGAGGGTGGCCAGGGTCCGGGCAAACATGCCCATGTAGGGCGCGGTCGCTTTGATCAGGGTGGTCAGCCCGGGAAGGATGTTCTTGACCAGTTCCAGCAGCCCCCGGGTCAGCAGCGCGAACCCCGGCCCGCTGGCGCGGAACATCTGGCCCAGCAGCGGCAGGATCTCCTTCAGCCCGGCGGTCAGTTCCCGCACGAACGGGACCACGATGGTCATCGCCCCGGCGAACATCTGCCGGATCGGCTGGCCTAGCTGGGTCAGCATCCCGACTACCTGATGCAGCGGTCCGGCCAGCATCGGGGCCATGGACTTGGTGAGGTTCTGCCACCAGTCCTGGATGCGGGAGATCGACCCGAAGATGGACCGCAGCGCCGGGCTAAGCTGGGCGACCTGCTGATTGACCGCCTGCATCTGCCGCAGCGCGGCCTGCTGCTGGGCCGGGGTGACCGCCGCCTTCATCGCGGCCTGGGCCTGCTGCTGGGCCTGGGCAAGCTGGGCGGCGGGCTGGGCCACCTGCATCCCGAGCAACCCGGCCGCGCCGAGCCCCAGCCCGCCGCCGAGCGCCGTACCGGCGACCCCGAACAGGCTCGGCAGCAGCGCCCCGGCCACCGGGACGGCCGCGCCGATCAGGGCGGGCTTGGCCCCGATGCCGAGCACACCGGGGCCGACCCCGCCCATCAGGTTGGACAGGAAACCGCCCTGCTGGGCGGCGTTGGCGGCGGCCTGCTGCTGCGCCATCCGGGAGCCGCCCCGGCTGAACATGGAGTTGAGCATCCCGAACATCGACCCGGAGGCACCCGAGCGCTGGCGGGTGATCATGTCGCGGGTGATCCGCTGGTCCAGGTCAGAGAACGCCCGCCGGATGCGCTCGGTGTTGGAGGGGTCGTAGTCCGCGACGACCTTGATGTGGATCTCTTTGTCCGCCAGCCTGGCCAGCCGCGCCTCCACCCGGTCGATAGAGGTGTTGAACGCCCCTTCGTCTATCTCCACCCGGGCGACGATCGCGCCAGCGTCAAAGGCCATCAGTCACCGCCCTCCCTGGCTGCTTCCAGGGATCGCCGCATCGCGGTGAGGTCGATCACGTGCATACCGGCGTCCACGTTCTGGCGGGTGGACGGCTGCTCGCTGGCAGGCAGGTTGGAGATCTCCGGCCGCTCTTCGCCGCCCTCAAAGCTGAGGGGAACACTCTCATCCTCATCCAGCCCGTCCAGGTACGCCCGCTGCACCGGCCAGGGGGTGTCATCCCACTCAGCGGCCGACATGGCAAGGTAGCGCCGGACTACGTAGAGGATGACCCTCCGGCTGCGGCTGGCAGGCTGATCACTGGCGCTATCCCACCGCCGCTCCCGGCTTCCGGGTTAACCACCTCTTGCTGCATCCAGTTGAAAAACGCCACCCGTACCCGCAGGGGGAGGGCCATGATCTGATTCTTGGTCGGGTGTCCCGAGCACAGCTTGCTGAACGCCTCGGCCATCCCCTCCATCATCGTCATCATGGAGGTCACCGGCAGTTCCTTCAGCGCCGCCGCGAACTTGTCCGGGTCCTGGTCCTTGCTGCTCAGGTCGTCAATCATCTTGCGAGTCTGGGCATCCAGCCTGGCCGCGTCGGTGGACAGGTTGCGCACGTCCTCAAGAAACACGCCGATCGCCTGGTCAGACGGTTCCTTGATCGTCCCCTTGGCCGTCGATAGCTCGCGTGGCCAGCCCTTGGGCACGTGGCCGTCCTTGTCCCGGCCGGTGAAATCCCAGTCCAGCGGCTCAACTACGTCGCCCGCGTTGAATGTCGCCATAGCTCTCCTGCCTGCTAGTTATCCGGCTGGATAATTAGCTCGTGGCCACCGCCGTGAGGTCGGTCCAGGAGATCTGGTTGAACGGGCAGATCGCGTTCAGCGTCAGCGGGTAGAGCCGCTGCTGAGCCGCCCGCCGGTAGGCCGTCTGCACCTGGCCCGCGCTCATGACGTTCGGGATGTTCAGGACCCGAGCGTAACCCTGCTGATTCTTGCCGATCACCGCGAGCGCCATCTGCTGGAAGTTGGTGGACAGGGTGAGCACCGACTTGCCCGGCTGGCCCGCACCGGCCGGGGTGACGGCGATCGTGCCGCCGTTGCCCCACGCCAGGTTTACGTTGCCCAGCGTCTCTTCCGACAGCGAGCAGGTGACCTGCAAGGTGGCCGTGCTCACCGCCACGATCACAGGCGTGGGCTGCTCTTCCACGTAGAGATCCTGGGTGGACGGGTTGAACGTGACGGTCAGCCCGGCTTCGGTCGCGCCGACATAGGCCCACCCGAGCCCGGTCCACGCCGTGGCAACACCGAGGTTCTGGTCTGACGGCGTAGCCGTCCCCGGGATCGCGGTGAACAGGATGCCGATCCCGTACAGCACGTTCTGGGTGTTGTAGTTCGGCGGGGTGTAGACAAGCGGTGGCCCTGGCATGGCGTTAGCTCACTTCCTGCTCGATCTCCATGCCCGCGTCTCCCGCCGCCGTGGTCAGCGCGGCGGACATGCTGGCTGGAACGTCACTGAAATCGGTGCCCACGGTGACGCCCCCGTGGGTGATCGTGGTCCCCTCCGGGGCGTTGACCTTCATGCGGACGGTGCCGCCCGCAGCGGCGGCGGCATCACGCTTGGCCAGCAGGGCACCCAGCGCGGCCTCTTCCTCGGGGGTCAGGCCGCCAGCCGGGGCTTCCGGTGCAGGGGCCGGTGGTGGCGCAGCAGGGGGAGCCGCTGGTGTGCTGTCGGGCTCAGTCATGTCGGGCTCCTACGGCTGGATCGGGATGAGGGAGTAGGCGCGAACGGCCAGCGTGGTGATCGTCGTGAAGTCGATCACGATGCACCCCTGGGCGGCGGCCACAAGCGCCTGGGTGTTGATGTCCCCGGTGTAGGTCACCGAGGGGGACTGGATGTTGTAGGTGGCCGGGGACCACGGACCCAGCCAGCCGGAGGTGTTGGCGGCGATCGTGTACTGCATCGTGGTGGCCGGGAGCACCTGGCCGGTGCTGCCCACCAGGTCCCCCACAAGCACCTGAGTGACGCCCGCCAGGGTGGCTCCGCAGGCGTAGCCGAGAATCACGTTGCCGGACGGGTTGGGGACCATCACACCGAGCGCGGTGCCCCACGCGGTGATCGCAGACGGCGAGCCCAGATCGTAGCCAGGCGTCGTGGAGGTCAGCCAGGTGTTGCCGCCCGCACCGAGGTTGAGGGGGATCGGCTGAAGCGTCACCCGTGGTCCAGCGGCCATCTCAGACTCCCGTAACGATCACATAGCTGGTGGTGAACTCGTGCCGCAGGTCCCCCGGATCGACCGGGAGTGGCGTCGGCCCGTTGCCGAGCCGGTTGCACGTGGTGACCCAGACGCCATCGACCTGCACCGGGAAGCTGGCGTGCAGGATCTTGATG